CAGCAGGCGCAGCACGCGGTCCAGCCGCTCCGGCTTGGCCCCGGCCGCAGCCGCCGCCACCCGCGCCTCGGCCGCAACGAGCGTACGGTCGGCCCGCGCCAGCGCCTCTGCGGCCTGCTTCACGGCGTCTTCCTTCTCTGCCTTCAACCGTTCCGTCTCGTCCATCTGCGCCCGCTTGGCGGCCTCATTCGCCTCTTCCTTGGCTCTCTGCGCCGCAGCCCGCTCCGCGCGGCGCACGCGCTCCGCCACCAGCTCATCGATGGCGGCCTGCTGCTCCGGCGTGAACTCCACCCGGCCCGTGCCCTGCTGCCGGTCCTCTTCCCGGCGCTCGTTTTGCTGCTGCCCGCCCTGTTGTTGCTGCTGTTCCTTGTCCACGTCTTCCGTCTCCTGTCCGTCAGATGGCCTTGCCTATTTGCTCGCGGTAGCGCAGGCGCGGCAGGTCGTGCTCGGCCACGTGGCCGCGTAGCCGCCCCTGCCACTCCCGGACCTTGCGCCGCGCCTTGGCCGCGCTCACCTCGTCCATTGCCACAGCCTCCCGCGTCTTCCAGTAGCGGACGCCGCGCTCTAAGTGCCGTTGCTGCTGCTCCGCCGCGTAGCGGTCCGGGTCGCCTGCCTGGGTATCGTCCGTCCGCGTCAGCCCCTCCACGTAGGGCGCGAGCGTGTGGCGGCAGGACGGGTGGAACAGCCCGTCGCGCTCGGCGTCGGAGAGCGTCGGGTATCCCGGCGTCGCCCCGTCCAGCGAGAGGACCTCGCCCTCCCACGGGGTGCAGAGCGGACAGCTCCCCGGCGAGCCGGATACCGTCACGAGGTCACGACCCGCTGCCCGTACCCCGTCCATGACGCCCTGTCGCTCGGCGTTGTGGATGGCCGTGCGGGTCGCCATCTCGGTGTAGCTGGCGAGGTTCCAGCGCCGCCCCGCCCGGTCCACGAAGCCGGTGACGCCGTGGCCGGCCAGCGCATCGAGCGCCGCCTGAGCTGCCTGCCGTCGCGTGAGGTCCCCGGCGAGCGCCTGCATGGTCGCCCGTCCGACCGCCTGGCGGTAGATGTCGTTCACGGCGCGGAGCACGTGCAGGTCCGTCTCCGCCAGCCGCCCCGCCAGCGCCCGCGCCAGCGCCCGGGTAGCGGCCTCGGAGTCCACCCGGGCCAGCGTCGTGGCGATGCGGCCCCGGAGGACGACCGCCCGCGCCGCGTTCGCGCCGCGCTCATGCGCCGCCGTGACGGCCGCCAGGGCCGCCCTGTCGCGCTTGGCATGCATGCCGCGCATCAGACGCCGCGCCGCCGCGCTCAGCGCCGCAGAAGCGGCCACAGCGACGCCCGCGCCGCGTTCCTGGTCGGCCAGCCAGCGCCGCACCTGCAGAGCGAGGTTCGCCAGCAGGGCCAGCTCCAGTCCGCGCGCCAGGCCGAGCAGGGTGTCGCGCTCGTCGGCCATCAGAAGGCGGGCTCGCTCACGGCGCGCCCGGAGTCCTCGCGGATGCGCTCGACCTCGGCGGCCAGCTTCTCGTCGTCCAGGTCCGGCTGCGCCATACGCACCGCCGTCTCGATGGACACCGCCTCGGCGGTCCGAAGCAGGGTCAGCGTCTGCGCCTGCTCCTGCGGCGTCTCGCGCGCCTTCGGCCACGCCAGGATAGGCGTCTCGACCACGGTCGGGTGCCCGAGCACCGCCCGGTCCACGGCGAGCAAAGCGGCGCAGGCGTCCTTCACCGCCGGTGCCCAGTAGCGCCGCTTGCGCTCGATGGTCTGGAGCGTCTTGCCCTCGCGCAGGCGGAGCGCCGTGCCGGAGTCCGCGCGGCCCTCGATACGCAGGCCGAACGTCTGCGGCGAGTAGCCCGCGCGAGACACGGCGGACTCCATCAGCCGCAGGACGGTCTGCTCGTGTTCCTCCGCCCGGATAGCGGGCTGGTGGACGACGATGCTCATCTCGCCCGGACTCATGCCGTCCAGCTCTGTGAACACCTCGGCGTCGGCGTTGAAGTAGCGCCCGCTGCCGCGCTCCGGACGGATAGTCTCCAATGCGTCGTGCGGAACGAGAATGCGCGTCTTGGCCAGCCGCACGTCCCGCGCCCACGAGCTGTATGCCTCGTCCAGCGCGTCCAGGAGGTCCTCAGCCCCGGCCACGTCCGCGCGACCGTAGGGTGAGCCCAGCGAGTCGGTGAGCGGTCGTATGTTGGGCACGTACCAGACCAACAGCGGCGGGACGCCCTCCGGCAACGAGACGACCGGCTCCAGTGCCGCTGTCGCCTCGTGTTCCTCCAGACCGTAGCGGGTCCCGACGTGCGTCTTGTCGCCCACGTACAGACCGTGCAGGATGACGCCCGGCTCGTACCGTTCGAGGTGTCGCCAGACGCCTTTACCCTTGGCGTCCAGCTCGCGCCAGAACGTGACCGCCCGCAGCCGTCCGTAGCGGAACTCGGGAGCAGCGTGGTCGGCTGCCACCGTGGTCAGGAACGGCGCGTCGGACACCTCCGTGTCCCAGCTCACGCGCAGGAAGACGCCGCCGATAGCGGCGCAGACTTCCGCCGCCTCCAGCAAGACGTTGGCCAGCCCCGTCTCCGCCGCCAGCTCGTCGAGCCGCTGCTGAGCCGCCTCGCTCACCACGAGGTCCGGCATCTCGCCGAAGAGCAGGTCGGCGGAGGTCTGGGCAATCTCCGCCGCAAGAGGGACATGGACCGGCGGCGCTTGCTTCGGTGCTTTGAGAGACCGCTCCCTCTCGCGCCGCCAGAAGAACGGGAAGCGCGAGCGCCCGGCACTCGGCGGGGATGCGTCCGAGGCCAGCCGCGCCGGACTCCCGGAGTACCACGCCCGCCAGGTATGGATGTCGGCCGGCATCGCGCCGTGCGGCGGCCAGAGTGCGTTGGCGTCAGTGGGCAGGCTCATGCTGCGGCCTCCTGTTCGTCTCTGTCGGCCGCGACCCAGCGGCGGGTGTAACGGCGGGTGGTGAACACCAGATAGCGGAGCGCGTCGCAGTTATGCACGAGCACGCCGTTGGCGTAGAACTCGTGGGCGTCCGCGATGAGAAGGTTGTAGACGGGGACGCGCTCAGTCAGAGCGCGAACGGTAAGCACACGAAGCGGAGCACGTTCTGGTCGGCAGGTAGCGGTTAGTCCTGAAACTCTTGCCGCAGACGACACAGACCCGGGTCTCGTCATCGACCCTGCTGGCACGCCGTGCCGCACTTCTGCAGTTGTTGGAACAGAACTTGGCCCAAGGCTGGAGCGATTCAAAGCGCCCGCCGCAGTGGCGGCAGACAAGACGTACCGGCTCGCGCTTCGCCATAGCCCTAGTAGCGTGTTCACGGTGCCAGGCGCGGCCCTCTTCGGAGCGATGCCATTCGGATGCGAGCGGCCTGATACGCGCGAGATGCGCCCGTGCTTCAGGCGTCTGCATACGGCGACTGGTCCTCTCGGCGTGGACGCGGCGGTGTTCCTCTTGCGAGAGACAGACGAGATTGGCCGACTCGTTGTTGAGCGGGTCGAAATCGGCATGGTGGATGACGCAGCCGTTCGGTATCCGGCCGTGTTCCGCCTTCCAGATTTCCTCATGCAGGCGGCCGACACCACGTGACTTATCAGCCTTACCGGGAGTGAAGTAAACGGCCTCGGCCCACGTGTGGGAGGTCGGGTAGCGCCTGAACCTGATTCCGTTGAACTCGATGACCTCGACCATGAGCGTAGTATATCACCATATCGCAGCGCATCTATACTCACCCAGCCCTTCCCCTCTACCCACACGGGATGGTCGGCGGTCCCGCTGAACCGGCGACCGTCGGAGAGGACGACTTCATGCACCTTAGCCGCAGCGCAAGTCATGACGCTCGCTCTGACCTCCCGCCAGCCGTCGCGCGTCATCGCCTTGTCGCCGGTCCTCACGCGCTCAATCGCTACTTGGCCGCGTGACGTGACAACCGGCGTCCCTGCGACGAAGCAGCCGTGGTCGTCGGCCTTGATAGGCGCGTCATCTCCCCGCGCCTGCGCTTTGGCATCCCAGAGGTAGCCGCTCAGCTCACGCAGCAGGTGCTCGCACGAGCGGTGGATGCGGAGCCGGTCCGCCGCCAGGAGGCTGGCCGTGTAGCGGATGCCGTCCAGCACCGCGTTGTCGGCGGAGCGCGGCGTCACCCAGCGGTCGCGGCGCAGCTGCTCGGTAAACGACACGGCGGACGGGTCCACAAACGCGCGGTCCACGGGCACCGGAGCAGGCTTAGCGTTGAGCCGGTAGGCTCCGTCCGCGCCGCTGCGCACCCACTCCCGCAGCCGCTCGGAGTACTCGGCGTCGGTGAGCTGCCTGCGTTTCTCTCCAGCGTCCCAGCGCCATTCCCGGGCCACGTACAGGCGCTGGTCCGTCCCCAGCCCCGCCAGCAGCGCGTGAGTGACCGTGGCGGTGCCGTAGTCCACGGCCAGCCACCAGCGCGTGATGGGCGGCAGCTCGTCGGTGCCGTGAACGTCCGGGTCGAACATGTCGTAGACCGCACCCTCGGCGGCGACCCACTCCCCGAGCACGAAGCGCCGATACCACAGCCCTACGAACTCGCGCCGGATGCCCTCCACGTAGTCGGCCGGGAGATACGGGTTGTCCTCCAGGCGGAAGGAGAAGCGGGCCAGGTCCAACTCGTCAGCCCGGTCCAGCCAGTCGCGCTTGAGCCAGTGCAGCGGCGCGTCCGGGTTGGTCGTGGCGAGCATCCGCGCGCCCTCCGCTGAGAGCCGCGAGCGGAGCATCGTCCAGAAGGACTCCGGGATGGTGGACGCCTCGTCGACGTATGCGCCGGTGAGCGTGATGCCGCGTATCTTCTCGGCTGCCCGCTCGTCGTTCGCGCCGACCACGTAGACGCGGCGGTTGTCGATGTAGAACTCCCGCGTGCCCCGGTTGTAGCGGCAGACGGCTCCGCCGAAGAGGTCCATCATCGGATAGATGATGTTGCGCGTCACCGAGTCCTGCGTCTTGCCGGCCAGCAGCAGGTTACCCGGGGGACCGTGCATCGCGAAGTCCACGAACGCGTGGTCGGCCCCGACGCTCTTGCCGCTCCGCACCGCGCCCTCGCAGACGACCATGCGGTGCTTGTCCAGCGCCCACCACGCCGCCCGCTGCTTGTCCGTCAGCGCTTCGATGCTCACAGCGGGTCGCCCTTCTGCCGCCGCAGGTACTCTTCCGCCGCCGAGCGGCTGTTCTCGTCTCCGTCCGGACGGTCGCGCTGGCCGAGGTACTGCTTGCCCAGCCAGATGAGCATGGCGTCGGTGTTCTTCTGGAACTGCTTGCGCCGGATGCTGATGCGCCCCTTCTGCTGGCCGCGCTCCCACACGTCCCGATAGCGCTTCTGCCGCAGCTTGCGCGTAAACGTCTCCCGCGCGATATCGAAGTAGCCCGCCGCCTCTTCGTGCGTGCAGAGCATGGCGGCCAGCTTCTCCAGCGCCTCCAGGTCGATAGCTGCCGGCCTACGCCCCACGGGACGCCTCCGCAGGCTTGCCCTTGTGCCAGCCCGTCGTCTCTTCCAAGCGGAAGCGGTACGGGTTGGTGGCCGGAGGAACGTAGTCGCTGCGCTTGATGAGCGGCATCCGCTTGAACGCGCTGTAGTCGACGTAGTGGTGCCAGCGCCCGAACTTCCACACGACGCGGGCCACGTCCGGGTGCATGCGGGCGAGCATCTGACTCTTCGGG